TAAAATGATTTTGAATAGAAAAATCCAACACCTTAATTTTTGGACTGGATAATAATTCAAGCAATGTCAATTTTATGACCGCTTCTTGTTCTTTTGTTGTCATTTCTATTCCTCCTCCCCTATTATTTCAATTTCAGCTTCAAGCTTCTTTGTATTGGTTTCAATTTTATCATCAATCGTTTGTAAGTCAGTTTCCAATTCGGCTATTTTTGTTTTTACCTCATGGACATTATCCAATTTTTCTTCAGTCTTTAGTTGCTTCATTACACCTTGAAGCTCACCGTTTAACTGAGCAATTTCCTGCTTAGCAGTCTCTACTTTCTTTTGCAGGGCTAATAATTGAGATGTATCTAGGCTCATAAGTAAGAATTTAATACTCTGATTGCTAATTTAAATTCTTGGATCTTTGGCTCCAAGTTACCAACATGAGTTTCATGAGTTAATTGATCTATTTCCCCTTCATCAAATGCTTCTTTTGATTTTTTAAGGGCTTTTTGCCACTTATGTAATTCATGTTCAAGAAGCTCTAGTGGAGTTAATTCTGAACTCATAGAAATTTAGATTTAGGGGTTTTTATATACACAAACTCTGATAGATCAAACTTAGATATTTCTCCTGCATCATGTAATTCAGAAGCGTATACTCCTCGATATGAGGGGTGGGCATTACGTAGAAGTTCAATAACATCCATGCTGGACACTGCTTCTCGTATAGGAGTATTCCAAGCAATTACAAATCCTTCTAATGCTAATCTAATACTACTTTTTTTCATTCTTCAATCGATTTATTAATTATTTCTAAAACTGGTTTTCTAACTAAATTTACTTCCTTAAATCTTTTAAGGTTGTCCTCAAATGTTAATTCAGCTTGCCATTCTCCATCAAGCTTACTGATATAAGCATCAATCCTATTATCTCTTTTTTCTTTCTTATCAATATGCTCTCTACTTATTATTCCTTCCGTAAATGGAAGATAATGAGGGATAACTGTATTAGTATCTTTAAACCATAGATAAACTCGTGGCTTATAATCAATTTGTTTTGCAGTTTGCCTAGTTATAGGTCCGGGATTTACTAATAACCTACCTTGATACTCAACCCAAAATGATGTATGGTTATCCCCAGTAACTATCAAATCAAATTGAGGATATTTACGTAATATCCCTTTTGCATTACCTCCAGTAGCTCCGGGATATGGTTGGGTCATATAGGTTAAATGATGCCATACTAATATCTTATGACCTATTAATTGAGGAAATTCCAATGCCATATTTGGCATTTCCCCATAATGAGTAAATGGAAGAACTGTAACCTTTTTAGCCACTTCTAAAGTATGCATTCCCGATTTTTGCTTCAGCTTTAAACTATGTTGTGGTAGGTCATGTTGACCATAAACAGTATAGAATTGTTTAGGAATGGCAAGCATTGTCATACTTAATAAAGAAGGAGAAGGTTTCCAATAGTCAAATAAATCCCCCGGATGAAGAATTGGACAATCATAGGCCAGTTGTAAATGCCTAATTGCTTCCACAGCAGCCCATTGATCTTCTTGAAACCCGCCATCCGGATAGCAGGTTGGTATATCCTCTCGAATATGCCAATCGCTAGTCAGGATTGCTGATGGTCTTCTATAAAAATTTGTTCTTTTCATGTGATTAAAGCAAACCAATAGCTATTAGTAGAAATATAATTATCAAAAAGAATACGGTTAAACCACATCCAACTTGAAATGATGCCTTTCCACAACCATCTAATGTCTCAAGGCATCCCTGCTGATCTTTTAAAGATGTTTCCATTATAACATTTCCAATTTATAAAGTTCAATTGTAAAAGGTTTTGAATTAGAATCGGTAATATTATCCCATTTAATTACGGCAGTGGTTTCCCCCAATACGGTAAGATAATAAAATTTACCTATGTCATTTTCATTTTCAAACTTGGGTTTAATCCTTACCTTTTTTCCAAGAACAAATGGTTTGTCAGGTAATGCCTCTTCTAATCTGTACCTTTTAAATAGAAACTCAGCCTGTTCTGTTGATACAGGAACTTTAGCAGGGATGAGATACACTGCGTCAGCATATACAATATCATCCGGTTTAAAATGAATTACAACCTCTTGCAGATTTTCAAGAGAAATTCCTAATGATTGAATAATTTCTTTGATCCGTGGATCGGTTCCTTCGATTGTCATAGCTTTAATGTTTATGTTTATTACTTTGAGGGGCTTTACATAATGGGCATATATCAGGAAACACCCTATTAAATTCTTTTACGTACGAGGCATACTTAATCTCAGCCTCCTTAATTGACTTCTCTATTGCCTTAACCCTATCCAATAGTCTACTCAAACGGTTTTTCTCATAAGTAAGCTCCTGCTTTCTCTTATGGAGTAATATGAGATTATTTATAGCTTCCTCATGGATTAAGATCAATTGTTTTTGCTTTATATCATTTTTTAATTCATTAATCCTATCTAATTTAGATTCAAGCTTAAGAATCTGTCTTTCAAGTTGAATAGAGTACTCTCTATCTTCCAAAAGAATGGTTACAAATGCTTCAATTTTTAAAATTTTGGATTTTTTCTTAATTGCAAAATGAATATCTTCAATTCTTTCCACATAATTGGAGAGACGATCTATTCGATTTTGCATAGTTCTAGATTTCTTTTCCAGATGTTCTAGTGCTTCAAGTTTTACCTCTATTATATCTAATCCTTCATACTTTTCCAATTCCTTAGTTACTTTTTTTATTTCAATCTCACCATATTTAATATCACTAGTTAAGTTTTTTAACCATTTATTAACATTTTGAGTACTCCTATCAATAACATGAAGTCTAGCTACCTTATTAAAATGTTTAGCTACATCACCGGGAGTTGCATCCAATAAGAAAGGATGGTCTAATTGGAATTGAAGATTTATCTCATTGATATTAAGAAACTTAGAAACTTCTTCCGGAACTGAAAGACCAAAAGCCTTAAATGTAAGCTTTGGTTTGGTCTTGATACTAAGAATATATTTATCCATTTCCCCTTTATACCGAACAACTCCACCTTCCTCTGTGAGAATTTCCACAGATGAGGTTCCTCCCCACCAAGATCTAATCGAGTCTCCTGAAGGTCTATTGCGTACAACAAATTTAATACCTCGAATAAGGCTACTCTTTCCATTGTCTGTTGGTCCAATAATGATATTAACTCCTGGATGGAAATCGAGGTGGGATTCTTCATGACTTTGAAAATTATATAAATTTAATGCGGTAAGCATATTAGTTTAATTTACTTTTTTGGTAGTATTATAAGTAATTCAGCGTAAGAAGTGGTGTGGGCTCTCATTTCATCATATAATTTTGAGTACTCAATAGCTCCAATTTTTTCTAACTCACTCATTAAACTTAGTTGATGTGCATATTTTAATTGATCATCTCCAATCATTAATAATTCTCTATTAGAGTATATATGAGAGGATTTAACTAGTTTTACTCTAGCATATTCCACTTCAATCCGAAGTGGAATATCTTTAGTAGAATCATATCTTAAAAGCTTACAAACCCACTTTAGTATTTTAAGTCTGATCTTAGTTTTCATTATCGTTTATTTTTACCAGTCATTATAAAATTCTTACGAAATTCCATTGCTATAAAATAGCAAATAATCCCAAGAATAATACAATCCCATCTATAAGGTGGGTACTTCCATATTGCTACTATCCAATTAAGAATAGTAGCAATTAAGAAGAATAGGAACATAATTAAAGATAGGATTCTCATTTTTTCATAAGTTTTAAGGTGGGACTTTGTTGAATTGCTACATTATAAATAGCAAGTGCGTCAGCAATAGCTTCATCTTTGTACTTTACCCCAGTCCAAGGAACTTCAAATAATTCCTTAATAAGAGCAATCATTTTTGCTTTGCTCACTACGTCTTTGCCTGCAATGGCTCCTTTGGCGTCAGCCTCAGAATAGTATTCAATAGGAATTTCGAGGGCATCTGAGATGCTTTGTGCAATTCCTACTACTATGCCAATCATAATAGCTCCCTGAGCATTCTGACTACCATGAGGTAATTCAGATACCAAATAGGTGACTTTATGCTTTTTAATAACACCAAGCAGGATTTTAAGTATTTCAGCGGTCCTCCTTACCGTATCATCTCCCTTACGGATTCTCAACTTTTTGTCATCCGGTTTGGTTTGAATAGCTCCTGCCTCAAGTATTTTACTATTGGCATCCAGTACAACCCATCCCCAACCAGTAAAACTTGGATCATTGGTTAATACTACGAAAGGTTTTGGAAGAGATTTTATATCTTCTTTTGTAGGGACATGCCACCCTATTGGCTTTTTAGTTCTTTCCATTTAGTGTTTCTTTTTTTAATTGTTTTTTACGTTCAATCTTCCTTCTCCATCGGAAGAACTCTTTCAATCCATTACCAAGCCACCAACGAAATGGGTGGGCTTTTTTAAAAAAGTACTCCTCCTTTGTATAGGCTTTACCTATCAATTTTCCCTTTGCTTTAATTGTTAGTGACATATTTATTATCTTTTTGGTTTACGATGTGTTGCAAATTTTTCTTCAATCTCTTTCCAGAGGTCGATAGTTTGATTTCTTAATTTCTTTTCCAATTTTTGTTCTTCTACCTTTCGGATCGCCTCATCCATTGATATCCCTAAGCTTATCCCATCCACTATATAAGTAGTGGATTTAGTAAAATCTTTACAGTATTGGAGATTGGCTCGAATATCATCAATCCCATAATCAAATAAAATAATTAATGGAGCTTTACGATATGGTTTATCTACGGTTTTAATAACTTCAATTTCTGTTTGGATCCCTATTACCTTTTTAACTGTCTTTCCTGCTATTTTAATCTCCTTATATATTTTCTCAGGACTATTAAATCGCAGACGAACGCTAGCATAAAAAGCAACAGCCATTCCACCGGGGGTAGAAAACTTAGGACTAAACTTATTTGCGGCTTCCGTATTTACTCGCACTTGGTTGGAGCAAACTAAAAGATAGTTCTTCTTTTTAAGAACTCTACAAGTCTTTCTTAATTGTTCACTAAATTCTTTGGCACGTCTCATTCCCATTTTATCACCATCCTCTTCTTCCATTTCCATTTTTGTGGATAGAGCTGCCAATGAGTCAGCAAAGACTCCATGAACTATTTCACTTTTGGAAGAAGATGGATTCCAAGCCCTAACATTTTTAAAAACCTCGGTGACTGTATCAGGTTGATGGTAATTCTCTTCCTTTATCTTGGCTCCATACATAGCAAAATACTCTCGATCAAGTCTAGCTTCCGGGTCATGGAATTGGGCGTCTCCACCTCTCCTTTGAACCCCTCCTGCTACCTCACAGAGAAATGCAGTTTTTCCACTTTGACTTGGACCAAAAGCCTCAACTAATATACCACCTGGAAGTCCACCTCCCCAAACCCTTCCACCTGAAATAGCCAGATTTAGAAGAGTAGAACCGGTACTGGTCATTATGTCAAAATTACCATCCAGTTCGTCATCTATTTCCTTTGGTGCTTCAATTACTCTCCTCTTCATCTGATTGCTTAGTTTGTTTGCTCGTATCATTCTTAAGTCCTTTCATTATTTTAGAAATGTATTCCTCTTTTAATCCATGATCCCATTTTAATTCTCGTTGGACCAAATCTAAATAATCATCGAAGGCCATCTTTTTTCCTTTTGTTTCATTTTCCAAGTAAAAGATCCATTGTAATTTGATGAAACCAATTACTTTATTGATCATTTCCCTTTCGCTATCAGTTCCTGTCTTTTTTTGAATGATCCACACATCAAGCATGCTTCTCATTACTCTTGTTTTATTTGTTTTATTAGCAAGACAATACAGTGATAGGAATGAAATAGCTTGGGGGTTTGTTCTAAACCCCACAAGCTTTTCTCTTTGTTTTTTTTCTTTAAAATTAAATGACATATGGTGTATAGTTACTTATCATTTTCGTCACCACATTCATCAAATAATGGACAATCGGCACAGTCATCATATGTGTCAAAATCCCTCCCAAATATATGACCATTGGGACAACGGTTTTTACTTTTCTTTGACTCAGGTTTCTTTAATGTCCGTTTTGGTTTTGGCTCATCCTCTTCCTCTTCGTCCTCATCGTCATCCTCTACTTTTTTAGCAGGCTTTTTAACGATACGTTTGGGCTTTTCCTCCTCTTCGTCGTCATCTTCATCCTCATCCTCCTTGTCATGCTTTGCTAAGCTACTTGGCTTTCTTGTTGCCATTTTACGAGTATGTTTATCATCGGCATCCTCATCCTCGTCGTCATCATCATCTTCTGCTGGCTTTCTTTTCTTCTTAGGTTTTTCATCTTCATCGTCGTCATCGTCCTCCTTAGTGACTGTTTTCTTCTTACTATGAGAATGATGCTTAGGTTTTTCATCTTCATCATCTTCACTCAAATCCCCAGCATCTTCTTCATTTTCTGTCTCTGAGAACTTAGCCCATAATTCATCATAAGACATAATAATAAGCATATCGTCAAGTTTGGGAACATCCTCAAGAATGGACTCGTCATAAACTTCATCCCTCTCAAGAAAATCAATTCGGTCAGCCTCAGCAAATGGTTGACCCTTACCAATTTTCTTACTGGCAAATCTGATTTTTAAAGTTTTACCTTCCTGAAGATCCATAAATACCTCATTCTCATCATTCTCTTCAATTTCATCCGTTAGAAGATCCTGGAATAACCATTTGGAGATATCAAACACATGAGGTACTTCTTCCTTACCTTTTACTCCTTTAGGAACAACAACATAAAGATTTCTCATAGAAGGACGAAGAACATCTGTATCTTCTTTATCCGCACCTGCTTTAATTTTCTTAGCTCGGTACTCACAAATGGGGCATTTTTTCCCAATAGATGCTAAACATACTACACTGTCATTCCCTGCCCCGATATTCCGGTGAGTGGAAAATGGTCTTTTCCACCATAGTTCTCCAACCATGGCTTTACCAAGATCTGGATTTCTATCAGGATGTTTTGGATCAGTTACCTCATAAGGAAGAAAATCAAGTTTTACTCTGCTATCAGGCTCTGGAGAGAATACACTCAAACCTTTTGGTAATCGCAGATACCCATAACTAGCAGAACCGCCTTTTGATTTTTTCAGGTCGTCGGCAACCTTACCTCTAAAATTACTCATTCTTTTCTTTGCCATCTTTTTTTAATTTAATTGATTGTTCACGAAAATATTTATCTATTATATATAACCAAGCTCTCATTTGAAAGCAACTAGCAATCCAAATAAAAGCTAATATTGCAATTCCTATTAGGAAATACCGTATTATGTCTATAAGAAATTCCATCCTATTTACTTCTACGGGTTAACCTATCTGCTATACGAGCATCTCTTGCTGCTGCTTTTTCCTCTCGTATAGATCTTTCCTGAGTTAAGTTCCTTTTATTTTTAGGTCCTGCAAAGTATTGCTGACCATGGAGAATAACTAAAATTTCCAATGCTGCTTTACGGGAGAATGAAACTTC